GGGGCGGCAAATACAGGGGGCGGCGGCGGTGGCACTGCCGGTGGATCGACGAGCGCCAATCCCCTCTCAGCGGGTGGGTCCGGGTGCGTCCTCCTCTCTGTTCCGACGGGCAACTACAGCGGCACGACGACCGGAAGCCCCACTGTCGTCGTCAACGGCGGCAACACCGTCATGATCTTCAAATCATCGGGGAGTTACACAGCGTGAGCCACTTCGCCAAAGTTCTGGATGGCAAGGTCATCCAAGTCATCGTTGCCGAGCAAGAGTTCTTCGACACCTTCGTGGACAGCTCTCCCGGCCAGTGGCTCCAGACGAGCTACAACACACGCGGCGGCGTTCACTACGGGCAGAACGGGCAGCCGGACGGCGGTTTGGCAATTCGAGGCAATTACGCCGGGGTGGGCTACTCTTACGATGCCCTGCACGACGTCTTCATCCCGCCAAACCCATATCCCTCTTGGCGGCTAAACAAAAATACTTGGAACTGGGATCCGCCAGTCGCCGCGCCTGCGGATGGCGCAGGATATTGGTGGGACGAGGCGTCACTGTCTTGGAAATCCAACATGAATGTCGTAGGTCAAGACGTCCCCGTTGGGGGGACAAAATTCACAAACTAGGGGGTAGTTATGGAAAAGGTTTCGGTCAAAGTGGAGCTTCCGGTTCAGTCTTGGAACTTGGTCCTCTCGGCGCTCGGCCAGCAGCCGTTCAAGGATGTCGCCGACATCATCGGGTCCATCAAGATGCAGGCGGAGGCCCAGTTGTCCATGAAGGCGGCGGAGGCCACTTCAGAGGCGGCGTCCGCGCCTGAAGCCTCAGCCCAGTAAGGGGTTGCGGCGCTATGGACCAGACAACTGTAAATTTTGCCCTTAGCGCCGCACTCGCCACGGTTGGCTGGCTCGCGCGGCAACTATACGAGGCCGTCCAGAAGCTCAAGGAAGACCTCCACCGACTTGAGGCCGACCTCCCCAAGACCTACGTCCTCAAGGACGATATCGACAAGCGCATGGACCACATCGAGCAAATGATCCAGCGCATCTATGACAAGCTAGACGGCAAGGCGGACAAATAATGGATCCACTTACCCTGCTTGCACTCGCCAAGGGCAGCTACGAGGCCGTCAAGGCCGGTATCGCCGTGGGCAAGGAGCTGCAGGGTATGGCGGGTGACTTGGGCTCGCTGTTTGATAGCGTCGGGGCCATTACGCGGGCCGCGTCGCAGCCGCCGCGCGGCAACATGATGCTGGGCAAGAGCGCCGAGCAGGTGGCGATGGAGGCCTACGCGGCAAAGGCCGAGGCGGACCAGATGCTGGCCGACCTGAAAAATCACTTCGTCGGAGAGTTTGGGCTTGGCGCTTGGGATCAAGTGGTGGCGGCCACGACGCAAATCAAAAAGGATCGGCGCGCCGCCGCACTTCAGGCGCAGAAGGAACAGGAGGCGTTGATGGCAAACGTGGCAACGTATGGATCCGCACTACTCCTTTTTATTGTCTTGGTCGCCTGCATCCTGCTCGCAACCATCTCCCTCTCGCATTAGGAGCGCACACATGAGAATGAGCCAAGAGGGCATCGACACCCTCGTCAAGAAGTTCGAAGGCTGCAAGCTGACCGCCTACCGCTGCCCGGCTGGCGTCTGCACGATCGGCTACGGCCACACGTCTGCGGCGGGTAACCCCGCCGTCAACGACGGCATGAAGATTACGCAGGTGCAGGCCGAGGGGATCTTGCGCACCGACCTCGTCAAGTACGAGACAGCCGTCCATGACATGATCCAACAGCCCCTGACGCAGCACCAGTTCGATGTCCTCGTGGACTTCTGCTACAACGCGGGCGACGGTAACCTCAAGTCGTCAACCTTGTTGAAGAAAGTCAATGCGGGCAAGTTTGATGACGTCCCCGCCGAGTTGATGAAGTGGACCAAGGGCAAGATACCGGGCAAAGGTACGCAGGTTCTTCCCGGCCTGCTTCGCCGCCGCCAAGCCGAAAGCGCATGGTGGAATACCGAAGTGGGGCAAGCTCCCAGTACACCAGAACAAATTTTTAGCCATGAGCAAGAGCATCGCATCACTCCCGAACCCCCGCCAACGCCGTCTATGGCAAGTAGCAAGCAGGGAAATGCTGCGCTTTTGACTGCGGGGCTTGGCGGTCTTGGTGCTGCTAAAGAGATTGCTGCGCAGGCGCAGGATGCGTCCGACACGGCAGACAAGATCATGGGCCTCTTGCACAATCCCAATTTTGTCATCATGGCAGCGGTCATCGCTCTTGGCGCGGCGATTTGGTACTTCCGCAAGAAGCACATGGAGGAGCACGGTGTTTAGTCTCCTCCTCACGCCCTTGGGGCGCTACGCCATCATCGCCGCAGTCGGGCTCGCCCTGCTCGGCTACGGCGTCCACAAGATCAGGGAGGAGGCCGTCGCCGAAGTTGAGGTGAGGGCCACCGAGGACGTATTACGGAGGACTGAAAATGCGATCAATGCTGGCGACGCTGTTAATACTTCCCCTGACGGGGTGCGCAGGCCCGACGCTTACCGTCGCGACGAATGAGACAGTCTGCACGGTCTGGAAGGACGTGTCGTGGTCCGAGAAGGACACCACCGGCACGATCATCGAGGTCAAGCAGAACAATGCCCGGCGTGACGGATGGTGCAACGGCATCAAATGATGGTATAGTGCCGCAAAGTCGGAGTTCCCCCCGTGACCACAGGCCTTTCATACGATGGTTCCGTGGCTGGCACGACCAGCTACGTCAATCAGATCGCCACGATGGCCGTCGTCGCGCCGACTGACAGCAACTTTTTGATCATCTTGCCCCAGATGATCACCTACGCGGAGAACCGGATCTATCGCGAGCTGGACTTCCTGTTCACGTCTATTGCCAGCACGGCATATTCGCTGACCACCGGAAGCCGCCAGATCGCAGTCCCGACCAGCGTCTTCGTCGTCCCCGAACAGATCAACTTGATCACCCCGTCGGGGACGTCAAACCCCAACTCTGGCACCCGCGTCCCGCTTCTGGCCACGACGCGCGAGTACCTAGACGCCGTCTACGGATCCTCATCCGCCACGGGGCAGCCGCAATATTTCGCTCCCTTCATGGGCAGCCCCACGAGTTGGAACTTTATCGTCGGCCCCTACCCAGACGCCAGCTACACGGTCGAGATCGTCGGAACCTACCGCCCGGACAGCCTGTCGGCGACGAACCTGACGACGTTCATTAGCCTCTACCTGCCCGACCTCTTCATCATGGCCTCGATGATCTACATCAGCGCCTACCAGCGCAACTTCGGCCGGGCCAATGACGACCCGCAGATGGCGATCACCTACGAGAGCCAGTACCAGTCCCTCCTCAAGGGCGCGATGTCTGAGGAGTACCGGAAAAAGATGGAGGGGGCGGCTTGGTCGGCAATGTCCCAGTCGCCAGTCGCCACGCCGACGAGGGGGTAATTCATGCCCCACAGTTCGCTCAAGCTCATCCCCGGCATTGACCAGAACCGGACGCCCGCCCTCAACGAGGTGGCCCTCTCGTATTCCAACTTGGTCCGCTTCATCCCCGACAGGCAGGGGGCTGGCCTCGTCCAGAAGCTTGGGGGCTGGACGCAGTTCTACACCAGCCCAATCAATTCTGTCGTGCGCGCCCTGCTGGCGTGGGAAGACCTGAACTCGAACCCCCGCCTCGCAGTCGGCGCCGAGGCGTCCCTCGGCGTCATTACCGGCAACGGGTCCACGCGCGGCTACAACAACATCACCCCCCAGACAACCATCGCCAGCTACGCGGTCGCGGCCACCACGACGGCGACGCCGACGCCCAGCTCCTACGTCGTCATCAATGCCACCGGCAGCAACCTGACCAGCTACGACACGGTGGACATACGCACGCAGATCAGCGTGGGCGGCCTCATACTTTTTGGCCTGTACCCAGTCATCGCGGTTGGGGCAAACCAATTTGAAATTCAGGCCACAGACATCTACGGCAACCCGGCCTACCCGACCTCAAACGTGACCGCTGGCGGGGCCGTCCCCGCATTCGCATTTACTTCCGGCAGCTCCAGCGTCACGGTCACGCTCGCAAATCATGGCCTGCAGCCCGGCGACACGTTTCCCATTCTCGTCCCCACCAACGCTGGTGGCGTGTCGCTCTACGGGGACTACATTGTCCAGAGCCTGTCGGTCGGTTCTCCGGCAAATGCGTTCCTAATCAACGCCTCCAATGCGGCGTCCGCAACCCCGACACTGACCGCGTCCGGCAACGGGTCAACTGCGACCCTGACACTGTCGTCGTCTTATGTCACGCCGGTCGGGAGCACGATCGTCGTTTCCGGCGTGACGCCCTCTGGGTATAACGGGACGTACACGGTCACCGCCTCGTCTGCGGGCAGCGTCTCATACGCCAACGCCACGACCGGCGCACAGACCGTGTCGGGCACAATCTTCGTCAGCGCCTCCGGTGAAAATGGTGGCAACGCTCAATTCAATTACTACATCGGCATCGGCCCCCCGGCCGCCAACTCGGGCTACGGCGTCGGCGGCTACGGGACGGGTGGCTACGGATCCGGCGTCGTGCCGACTGCCGCCACCGGCACGCCAATCACGACGACTGACTGGACCCTCGACAACTGGGGCGAGACACTCCTCGCCTGCCCCCTGAATGGGGCCATCTACCAGTGGTCTCCGTCTAGCAACAATTTGATCGCGACCGTCATCCCCACGGCGCCGCAAGTCAACAACGGCATGTTTGTCGCCATGCCGCAGCGGCAGATCATCGCGTGGGGGAGCACGTCGAACGGCATTCAAGACCCCCTCTTGGTCAAGTGGTGCGATGTCCAAAACTACAACGCTTGGACCCCGCAAATCACCAATCAGGCCGGGTCTTTCCGCATCCCCAAGGGGTCTCGGATCATTGAGTGCATTCAGGGTCCGCAGCAGGGCCTGATATGGACCGACCTCGCGCTGTGGGCCATGCAGTATGTCGGCCCGCCCTACGTCTACCAGTTCAACGAAATCGGCACCGGGTGCGGCCTGATCGGACGCAAGGCGGCGGCATCTATGGGCGGCGTCGTCTACTGGATGGGGCAGAGCCAGTTCTACATGCTCTCCGGCTCCGGCGTGCAGCCCATTGCCTGCCCCGTGTGGGACGTCGTCTTCCAAGACCTTGACACCACAAACCTCGACAAGATCCGCGTCGCGCCCAACTCGCGCTTTGGGGAGATCGCGTGGTACTACCCAACCACCGGCAACAGCGGCGAAATAAACGCCTATGTGAAGTACAATGTCATCTTGAACCAGTGGGACTACGGCACGCTCTCGCGCACCGCTTGGATCAATGAGAGCGTCTTCGGGCCTCCGATTGGCGCTGGCATACTCCCCGGCGGGACGGGCAATTTCGTTGTGCAGCACGAGACCTCGACCGACGCGGTCAACGCCTCAAATCAGCCCGTCGCCCTCAACGCCAGCTTCCAGACCGGCTACTTTGCCCTCAACGATGCGGACGTGAAGGTCTTCATCGACCAAGTCTGGCCCGACATGAAGTGGGGCTACTTTGGCGGGGCGCAAAATGCTACAGTCCAACTGTACTTCTACGCGACCGACTACCCCGGCCAGACCCCCATCACCTACGGTCCGTTTACCCTGACGCAGAGCACCACATTTGTGACGCCGCGCATTCGGGGCAGGCTCGTCTCGATCGGCATGCAAAACACCGACGTCGGGTCTTTCTGGCGCATCGGAAACATGCGCTACCGCTCTCAAATTGATGGGAAATACTAATGTCGGCGAGCCTCACAGACATCCTCACAACGCAAAAAAACGGCGTCGTCGCGCTCAACAATATCGCGCAGGGAACGCTGCGCAGCCTCGGCACGCAGACCTCTGTCACCGTAACTGCCGCGACCCTTATCTTCAGCGGCCCCGGATACCTCGTCAACTTCTCAGTCACCGTCGCCGGTTCTGGTGCGGGAACCATCTACAATGCCAGCGCCACCGGATCCACGTCCGCCTCCAACGCACTCTGCGCCGTCCCCGCGACCGTCGGCGTCATCAAGGTGGGGCAAGTATTCTCGACCGGCTTGGTCGTCACCCCCGGGTCCGGGCAGTCCATCAACGTCACCTATTCGCCGGGTTAAGAAATGCCGCTCAAAAAGGGATCTTCGCAGAAGACAATCAGCTCCAACATCGGGGAGATGGTCAAGGCTGGCCACCCGCAGGATCAGGCCGTGGCGGCGGCCCTCAACACTGCCCGGCAGGTCAAGGCCGCCGGTGGGGCTCCCGCCGCCCCCTACACGTCGCCTACCAAGGGCACGCCCTATGCCCCCTCCTCGCCCGGCGTTCACCTCGGGCCAATTCACAGCCCCGTGGCCGGTCGCACCGACCACCTTCCCATGCACGTCCCGTCGGGCGCCTACGTCATCCCCGCCGACATCGTCTCGTCGCTCGGCGAGGGCAACACGATGGCGGGCTACCGGGCCGTCAAGATGATGTTCAACGGCGCGCCCTACGGGGCCTTCGCCGCCGGTGGCAATGTCGGGGAACCCGTTCCTATCGTAGCCGCCGGTGGAGAATATGTTCTTTCTCCCGACGAAGTGGTGTGGGCGGGCGGCGGCGACCTTGACGCGGGCCACCGCGCGCTTGACAAGTGGATCGTCGGAACGCGCGCCGAAACCGTCAAAACACTGAAGGCGCTCCCGGGTCCGAAGAAAGATTGAGGGGGATCTCAATGTCTGAAGAGCTGAAAGTCTGGATAGGTACGCCCGAAGACCTAGACAACATGATGGAGCTGTCCTTCGCCGCGTGCGATGAGAACGGCTTCGTCAGGCCAAATCCGCAGCGCCTCATTGAAGAAATCTGGCCCGCCCTGAACCGCGACAAGGGCATTGTCGGCATCGTCGGCATACCCGGGCAAAAACCGCAGGGCGCTATCCTTTTGAGGATTTGCCAGACATGGTATAGTAATGATGAAATTCTGGAAGAGAGGGCGGTGTTTATCCACCCCGACTTCCGATCAGCCAAGGGCGGTCGAGCCCGCAAGCTGTGTGACTTCAGCAAGAAGGTTTCGGATGAGCTTGGGATACCCCTCACAATCGGAGTGCTGTCCAATCAACGGACATCAGGCAAAATCCGAATGTATGAGCGGATCTTTGGCCCGCCATCTGGCGCCTACTTTCTCTATGGAACCCGCACCGGGGCTTGGAAACAAGCGGCCGAGTAAACACTGAGGTAGCGCGATGGGTGGCGGCGGCAAGGGCGGCTCAACTACAACTTCCTCGGTCCAGATCCCGCCGGAGGTCTTGGCGCGGTACAACGCCGTCAACGCGCAGGCCCAGACTATATCTGAGCAGCCATATCAGGCCTACAGCACCAACCCCAACGCCTTCGTCGCGCCCCTGACCTCCACACAGCAGGCTGGCATCCAGAACACGAACGCAATGGCGGGCGCGGCGCAGCCCTACTATCAGGCCGCCACCCAGACGCTGGGGCAGGCATATCAGGGCGCGCAGCCCGGCATGAATACCGCCTACCAAGACATCGGGCAGGCGCAGCAGCAGGGCCAAAACTACCTCGGCGCGGCCACGGCGACCGGCTTGGCGGGGGCGCAGGCCGTTAATCCCAACGCCCTCGACGTCAACCAGTACATGAACCCCTACACGCAGAACGTCGTCAACGCGACGCAGGCGGCGATGGGTCAACAGTTCGGCCAACAGAATGCGGCGCAACAGGCGCAGGCCATTCAGGGCGGGGCATTTGGCGGGGACCGCTCCAACCTAGCCCGCGCCGCCCTGCAGGGGCAGCAGGCTCTGGCCGAGTCTCAGGCGATCTCGCCCCTGTACCAGCAGAACTACAATCAGGCCCTCGCGGCCGCCCAGCAGCAGCAGGGTGTCAACCTCGGCGCGCAGCAGGCCAATCGGGCCGCCGTCCAGCAGTACGGCCAGCAGTTGGGCAACCTCGGCCAGCAGGGCTTCAATCAGGGGCTCGCGGGCTCGCAGCAGTATGGCGCCCTCGCCAATCAGGGCTTCAACATGGGCAATACGGCGGCCAACAGCCTCGCGGGCCTCGGCACCAATGCCCAGCAGGCGGGCCTCGCGGGCGCTCAGGCGCAAATGGCCGCTGGCCAGACGGAGCAGCAGACGCAGCAGGCTGGCCTGCAGGCGATGTATAATCAATTCCAGCAGCAGCAGTCCTACCCCTTCCAAGTCGCCCAGTTCCTCGCCAACATCGCCGAGGGAACTGGATCCCTGTCCGGCAACACGACGACCTCTACCACCACGGGCGGCGGCGGCTTCTTCTCCGACAAGCGCCTCAAGGAGAACGTGCAGGAAATCGGCAAGACCAACGATAACCAGCCGATCTACCGGTTCAACTACAAGGGCGACAAGAACACTCAGATCGGCCTGATGGCTCAGGACGTCGAGAAGACGCACCCCGAGGCGGTCGGCCTCGCGGGCGGCTACAAGACCGTCAACTACAAGGAAGCCACCAAGGACGCCGTGCGCAAGGCCGACGGCGGCGCGGCGACATCCAACGACGCCTACTCAATGAATGCGCCCAGCGCGCTCCTTCAGGACTCCGGCAAGGGCAATCCCTTCAGCGGCCTGTCCCTGCCCCAGATGAAGACGGGCAGCGACATCCCGATACAGGCCGGGGCGAACGAGCAGGACATCGCTGCCATGCGGGCGCCCAAGGCCACCGGCGTATCGCCGGGCTCGATCGAGGGCGCGCAGGCTTACTACTCCAGCCTCATGGGCGGCAAGCCCGCTTGGTCCGGTCAGGCGTGGCAGGATCAGGAGACGCAACAACTCCGAGACTTCCTGACCAAGAACAATGCCACGATCCCCGGCGGGTCTGTGGCGACGGACCCGACACTAGCCGCCAGCTCTCAGGGCGGCCTCGTGAGCGAGCCCGGCACATTCGCGCGCGGCGGCCTCGCTGGCGCCCGACACAACTTCGCAGGCGATGGGTACGTCAATCCCGCGCTTGAATATTACACAAAGTTGGCGACACAGAACCCCGGCTTGGCTGGCATCCTGTCTCAGGGCAACGTCCCCCACAGCGCCCCGCAGGCCATACAGGCGCCCAAGCCGCAGCAACACGACGCCGTCGCAGAGGCCAATCAGATGGCCAACCTCGCGACAACCGGGGCAAAATTCTACGACTGGGCCAAGACGCCTTCGAAGACTTCGGCCGGATACGACGACGTATTCGTGCCCGGTGCCGACAATGAGAAGACGCTAATCGACCTAAACACGCCCACGGACTTGCCAGCCGTTGAGCCCGAGCGCCGCGGCGGCCTGATTGCTGGCCGACACCACTACGCCAATGCCGGATACGTCGATCCCTACGGCGGCAGCGGCCTCCTCGGCGGCGTCCTGCAGCAGCAGTCCCAGCAGCCACAGTACCACGAGATGAAGGGCGGCGAGATGCCCCGCCAGAAGCCGCAGCAGAGCGGCCTCGGGGAACTCTCGCAGATGGCCAGCCTCGGCAAGTCCGGCAAGGGCGCGTATGACTGGGCGGCCAAGCAACTCGCGGGCGAGGCGTCCCCCACGGCCCTCGGGTCTGCGGCTGGCGACAGCGCCTCTGTGGCGTCTGGCCTCGGCGGAGCTGCGGCTGAAGACGCTGCAGGGGCAGGACTTGCTGGAGCTGCTGATACTGCGGCCCTCGACGCTGGCCTCGCCGGTGCGGCAGACGCTGGCATTGCGGGCGCTGCGGACCTCGGTTTGACCGCCGCCGCCCCCGAGGCGCTGGCGGCCGCTGGGGCTGAAAGCGGCCTAGACTTTCTTCCGTTCTTGTTTCTCAAAGACGGCGGCACCGTCCCACACCGCAGACACTTTGACGGATCTGATGGCAGCTACGTCGCGCCCACAGACCCCGACACCGTCGTCTCACAGAGCCGGTCAAAGAACCAGACTGTCTTGACGCCCGCCGACGCCATCGTGACCAAGAAGGCCCCGAAGGCTGGATTGGCTCCCCTTTCCGATGAAGATACTTCGCCAAGCGAAGCAGCTTCGCCTTCTGTCTTTGGCGGCCTCGGCAGCCTCGGGGGCATCAAGGACACGCTGACGTCTGAGAACTTCTTGGTCCCGGCTCTGGCTGGCATCGGCTCCATGCTGGCGTCGCCCAACAAAACC